TTGTGAGACATATGAAGAGTCATATGGTCAACATAGGACTCAGCCTTACTGATTGCGAGTAATAGCAGAAGGGCAACAGGGGCATGGCTTAGGCCTTGCTCTTTTTGTTGTTGTGCAATGGCTTATCAATAGTTGAATACGTGTTCATATGTTGGTTGTTATATTGTAACAGATTGCGAATCACATGTGGGGTGCAGGCGAATCGCCTCCTCTAGCGCAAGATTTTCTTTTGTCAATCCCTTGACATTCCCGTGGGACCCTCCAGATGATTCGCGAATCGGTTGCATCGGCCCGTTAACCACACCTGAATCCAAAAGAATAAATTACTTTTGTACACCATCGGCAATAATCCGCCTACTAAAAGTTACAACAAAGGAAATAAACTACAAAAAAGAATCATTAGTTATCAACGACATATAAAATAGTTAGTAAATAGTTAAAGTTTTTACTTGTGAAATATTGATTTGGGTATATATAGTATAGTAAGACACTTACTTAAGTTACTACATAAGATTATATAACTACTCAGTACTAATAACTAGATAGTTATATAACTTAAGTTAGTGTAAAGTTTTTTATACTACATAGTATAATACTTTTCTTGTCGTTATCTTAAGTATAACTTAGGTAATGGCAGTTATCCCCCTCGTCTAACCAAAACGAACATTCCCAATACATAGAGTAATACGTGGTTTTGCTGATGGACTTGGGGGAATATTTATTACCTTCCTAAGTAACCTTCTTATTGTCGTTAAGCCCGTAAGGGCGGGAACCATACATTATGGCTGAAGCATTACCCTACAGTAGAAAAGTAGAGAAGCACATCTTGGATTGTATCCAAGGTGGTGTTGCTATACGTCAAATGATAGCTTCTATGCAACACTTACAGAATGCACCCAAGTCACTTTCCACTATGTACAAGATATATGGAACATACATTGAAGGTGAACGTGCTAAGATCAATGGTATGGTCGGTAAGAAAGTCATTGAGCAAGCGATGAATGGTGACTTCAAGTCACAAGAGTTGTTTCTACGTTCTAAGGGCGGGTGGTCACCTACACATACAGTAAACGAAGTTGAACAAGAGATTGACCCTGACCTAGACCAAAGTGCAACCGACACACTTATGTCGCTAATGGGATATAATAACGATGCCCCCGAAGAATACCAAGAAGCCAGCACATGCGCCTGTGGCGAGAAGGATTACTGCCAGTGTTCTGAGGGGATTGCCGCAGAGTAAGGTACAAGACCTATTCAATCAGCTAGGCCCAGATAAAGTAGAAGAGCTTCAGCATGACTGGATGTTCTGGGCTAGAGACAATCAACTGGAGCCTGAAGATGCCGATTGGAATGTTTGGTTTATTAACGCTGGTCGCGGATTTGGTAAGACTCGTTCTGGGGTAGAGTGGGTACGTGAGAATGTAAAACGTGGTATCAAACGTATTTCTGCTGTAGCCTCTACTAACTCAGATATCGAACGTGTTATGGTTAAAGGTGAGTCAGGCTTTCTATCGGTATGCTGGAGAGGTGACAAGACCCACAAGGGCAAGAAGATGGGGTTTCCTGAGTGGTCCCCAACTAAACGTACACTGACATGGGAGAATGGAGCGCAAGTGCAGTTCTTCTCCGCAGAGGAACCTGAGCGTCTACGTGGTCCTCAGTTTGAATTAGCATGGTGTGATGAAACCGCTGCTTGGAACAAGGATATGGATACGTGGCAGATGCTACAGTTCTGTATGCGTCTAGGTAAGCATCCTCGTATCATGGTTACTACAACCCCCAAACCAACTAAGTTAATCAGGCAGATACTCAAAGACCCTAAGACTGTAGTTACTACAGGTAGTACCTTTGATAACTCAGCTAACCTAGCTACTACATACATAACTGCTGTTAGAGAACAGTACGAAGGAACTAGGCTAGGTAGGCAAGAGCTTTACGCAGAAGTCCTAGAGGAAGCCCAAGGCGCTCTCTGGACTACAGCTATGTTAGATGACTGTGTGATTAAGAATGATGACGTACCTGACTTAGCTCGTATTGTCGTTGCACTTGATCCAGCCGTTACATCTAATGCTGAAAGTGACATGACAGGTATTGTTGTCGCTGGCATTGATATCAATGGCATTGCATATGTCCTTGGGGATTATACTGATAGGCTATCTCCACAGGGATGGGCCACTAAAGCTGTTAAACTGTATCATCACTACCAAGCTGACCGTATTGTAGCGGAAGTTAACCAAGGTGGTGATATGGTTAAGACCACCATTTATGGTGAAGACGATAGTGTATCATACAGGGCTGTACGGGCTTCTAGGGGCAAGTACGCTAGAGCGGAGCCAGTATCAGCCTTATATGAACGTGGGCTTGTTAAGCACGTATCTAATCCCCCTGATGGGTCATCACTAAACGAACTAGAGATACAAATGAGAACGTGGGAGCCTTTAGGTCGAATAGGTTCCCCTGACAGATTAGATGCCTTGGTATGGGCAATCACAGACCTTTCTCTTAACGGATACGCCAAGCCACAACTGACCCTCGCTTACTCAAGTGCTAAGGGACTTTCACAGAAATAATATTGGAACCTAACTCATGGTTAAGAAGCTCTCAGAAGCCGCAGCTAAAACCACTCTTGGTGTTGCTGGCGATAACACACATAACGGTCAAATCCGTGCTGATGAGTTTCTCCCTGAGCTTCGTGGTAAAAAGGCTATACGTAAGTACCGTGAGATGCGTGACAATGATAGTACCGTTGGTGCTGTCATGTATTCCGTTGAGCAAATACTTCGTGATGTAGACTTACACGTTAAGCCTGTTGACGACAGTGATGCAGCTAAGGTTGAGGCTGACTACGTAAAGAGTGTGCTTGATGATATGGATCATACACTAGATGACCATGTTGCAGAGGCTCTGTCGTTTCTGTCGTATGGCTTCGGTTGGTTTGAGGTTGTATACAAGAGGCGTGTTGGACCTAAAGAGCGTTCTAACAAGAAGAACTCTAAGTATACAGATGGTCGCCTTGGTGTACGTAAGATTGCAGCCCGTGCGCCTTGGACTATTAACAAGTTTGACGTAGAGCAGAAGACTGGTGATGTTTTAGGCATTGAGCAGGCTGTCGGCATTATGAGCGGTAAGAATTACATTCCTGTGAATAAATCACTGTATTACCGTACCACCTCAATTAATGGTGATCCCAGTGGCCGTTCTATTCTTCGTAACGCTTATACTTCTTACGAGTATCTTAATAACATACAATCTATTGAAGCAATTGCAGTTGAGCGAGAGTTGGCTGGTATTCCTGTTGCTCGTATCCCTGCTGAGTATCTATCTGGAGATGCTTCTGCCTCACAAGCAGGGTTCGTTAATGACTTGCAGCAAATCCTACGTGACGTTAAGTTCAATGAGCAAGGCTACATTGTATTGCCTTCCGACACCTACCCCGATAAAGATGGAGCGCCTTCCTCCACAAGATTAGTTGACATTGAGCTTATGGCATCTAATGGTAAACGTAACATTGATATCAACCCTATCGTTAGCCGTTACCAACATGACATTGCCCGTTCTGTCTTATCTGAGTTTCTTTTGCTTGGTTCCTCTGGGGGTTCTTACGCCCTCTCCAAGTCAAAGACAGACCTGTTCCTCCGTGCGCTTGAGAGTTACATTCAAGCTATCGTTGATGTTCTCAACAAACAGTTAGTTGAACGTCTATGGCAGTTGAACGGTCTGAATTATGATCTAATGCCAACTATCGTTTCTGGTGACGTTGCTCCACACGATCTAAGAGAAGTTGCAGCCTTCCTACGTAACTTGAATGGCGCTAACATTGACGTGTCCTCACACCCAGAGGTTGTTAAAGACCTTATGGACATAGCTGACTTAGAGTATGACCCTGATGTTGGTCAATCTACTACAGTTGAGGAGCAAGAATAATGGCAACACTAGCAGACAGAGTATATGACAACGGACTAACCATCTTAGACACAGAAGCTGATAAGGTTCTTATTACATCCCAAGAGGCATCAAATTACACTGAAGCAAATTCAACATACGCTCTTGGCAACTCAACCTCCCTAAGTATTGCTGCACCTTCAAATCGTAGTGCTGGTGGACGTGAGGTAATTGTAGCTGCATTATCTGATGGGTCTATTACAGGCACTGGTACTGCAACTCACTATGCCCTAGTTGATGTCAGTGCAACTCGACTTTTAGCTACAGGCTCTTTAACTACTAGCCAACAGGTAGCTTCTGGAAACACCTTCTCATTAGGATCGTTTACTATCGGTATCCCTGATCCTGCATAATAAAGGTTATTTAATATGACCAGCAGGATTTTACAAGAAGACTCAGGCTTAATACTTACTCAAGCCAGTGATATCTTAGTTAACAACAACTTCATTGGTGTTGACAGCTTTTCCACTGGTGCGCCTGTACTTCAAACAGCAACAATGTCGCAAGTACATGGGTTACTCTGTACTAACATACTAACTGGAACTGTTGTCGTTGAAGCGGCAAGTATAGCTCAGAACCACGACCTAAGTGCTGACTTAATTCTCACGGGGGTAGTTGTCGTTGCAGACGCTACTTTAGTTGAGAACATCATACTAAGCGCGTCTGGAATTATCACTGGCTCACCTGTTGTAGCTAATGCTACGATGATTGAGGATGAGGTAAGTACAGCAACGCCTATCCTGACTGGCCCACCAGTAGTTGAACAAGCAGAGCTAACCCAAAGTCAAGTATTTATACCATACAGTATCCTTACTGGCAGACCAGATATAGAATCAGCGCCTGACCCTAACGCGCAATATGAAGAGGTGGTACAGCAGATGTTTGGTGGTTGGCCTAAACGTATATACGAACACACTGACCTATCCATTGCTAGAGGCCACTCTACTGGTTACAGGTCAATATACAAGTTTGGCTATAACCCAGACTTAGATGCTACAGAAGAGACTATATGGGGAAATGGTGGAAACTACCCTTGGTTTGCTAATGAGCTTACAGTCTTCATAAGCAGTACAAGTGCAAATGATACAGGTACTGGAACTGGAGCTAGGACTGTACTGGTTCAAGGACTAGATGAGAACTACAACGAAATAGAAGAAACCCTGACACTTAATGGTCAGGCACAAGTTACATCTCAGTTGTCCTACCTTAGAATTTACAGGGCTTATGTAACACTGGCTGGATCAGGAGCTAATGCTGCTGGAACAGTCTACCTTGGAGCTTCTGGTTCTACAGGTGGTGTACCTACAACAGTGTATGCAAGCCTTTCTCTTGGTAACCAGACACAGATAGCTGCTTACACCGTACCCGCTGGTCACACCCTGTACGTAGACGATATAAACTTTACCGCTGCTGTGTCACAAGCAAATAAGACTGTAACTTGTAGTTTCCACAGTAGAGACTTTAACTCAAACGTATTTAGAACAAGGTTTATTAACGTACTACAGAGTAACCAACTAATTACCAAGTTTAAGTACGCTCAGGCATTTACTGAGAAGACTGACTTAGAATGCAGGGCCTACACTGATACGACTAACACTGCAATCGGAGCCTCCTTCCAAGGCGTACTGATAAAGAATGAGACTTAACATGAAATATGCAAACGATGTATTTACTACGCTTCCAGAAGCTGTATCTCGTTCCATTGATATGGGCCTTGATGGAGTTACTCATGTTTATAGCCACGATGGACAGGCTGTGTACATGCCAGCAGAGAGCCATGAGGCTTACTTAGACCACTATGAGGACACAGAGCCTACAGAGGTAGAAGAGCAGCCCTCAGTGGACCGTATAGAGGCTCTCAGAGCTATTGTAGCAGAGGTGCTTAAGACTGAGTTTCAGAAGGTTGACTATCAAGGCGAAAAGGTTACGCTAAATAAGCCTAGACGTACAGAAGGTGGTAACAAGAAGTTTGAAGTGTTTGTTAAAGATGGCGACAAAGTAAAGAGAGTTGCTTTCGGGGACCCAAACATGGAAATCCGTAGGGATGACCCGAAGGCCCGTGCCAATTTCCGCTCTAGGCACTCCTGTGATACAAAGAAAGATAAGACAACCGCTGGTTACTGGTCTTGTAGAATGTGGGAATCAGATACATCGGTAAGTGAGATGACTAAAGCAAATATAGAAGGTAAAATCCTTAAGACTGACGATGAACAACGTATGGTCTATGGCTGGGCTTCAGTAGTAACCGAAAACGGTGAAGCTGTAGTAGACCGCCAAGGGGATGTTATCGAAGTTGGCACTCTTGTCAAAGCTGTTAATGAATTTATGGAGCATGTGCGGGTCGGCAAGGCTATGCACGTTGGGGATCAAGTGGGTGTCGTTGTACATTCCCTCCCTATCACTAAAGAAATTGGTGACGCTCTTGGTATCCAGTCTGACCGTGAAGGATGGGTTGTCGCTTACAAAGTATTCGATGATGCTATTTGGGCTATGGTTAAATCTGGTGAACTCGCTGCGTTTTCCATTGGTGGACGTGCTATGAAGGAGGAAATCTGACTTGCCTAATCTCCTAAAAAACTTGCACCTTGAAGAACTTTCCCTTGTGGATCGTCCAGCCAATGCTCAGGCAATGGTTAGCCTCTTCAAGCGTGACAATTCCAAAGAGGAAATCACTAAAATGAATGAAGAAATGGAAGCCAAAGTTGCGGCATACATGAAAGATAAAGGTTGTGGCCGTGGAGAAGCTATGAAAGCTCTCGACATGGAAATGTACAAAGCTGATGAAGTCGCTGAGAAAGCCGCTCCAGAAGCAGAGGCTATTGAAGCACCTGAGCTTGACATAGAAACCCTCAAGGCTGACGTTGAGCGTCTGTCTGCTGAGAACCAACATCTCCGTAAAGGTTTGATTGATAATGGTTACGTTATTCGTGCCGAATCCATCGAAAAGAAAGCGGAAGAAGAGATGATGGATATAGACGGTGAGATGGTTGTTAAAAGCGATATTCCCACGCCAGTCCTTAAAGCACTTGAAGCTGCTTCCGTAGCCAAGCGCGAACATGAACTTGAAAAGGCTGACCTAGAGCTTACTAAGAGTGCTGGTGAAATATTACCACACTTTGAAGCTGGTGCAGCTAAAACTCTTCTGAAGTCTTTCTCAGAAGATGACGCAATTATGGTAATGCTTAAAGCTGCTGATGCTGCTTTTGAGGCTTCCATGCAAGAATTTGGTAAGTCTGACGTAGACGGCGAGTTCGCTACATCTGCTGACAAACTAGATGCTCTCGTAAAGTCCTACATGGACACTAACCAACTGAAAAAGAGTGAATTTGCCAAGGCTTATGCTGCTGTAGCTAAGACCGATGAAGGTAGGACACTTATTAATAAATCCTATAAAGGGGAATAATCATGGCTGTAACGCAATCACGCGACAACCGCACTCTAATCGCTGGTGCTGACCTTAGCGGTTCCCAGTTCTTATTTGCTAAAATGGACGCAGCGGCAAAAGCTGTTTTAGCTGGAGACGGTGACGGAACTATTGGTGTTATTGAAGTAGGAGCCGCTTCTGGTAATGCTTGTACAATCACACACTCAGGTAAAGTTATGGTAATGTGCGGTGGCACAGTAACTATAGCTGATGACGTTGGTGTTGATGCTGCTGGTAAAGCTGTAAACGCCGCTTCTGGTGACATCATTGTAGGTCGTGCCTACGAAGCTGGTGTAACTGGTCAAGTTATCGCAATAGAGTTGGTCTTAGCAGCTAACGCTCACGCTTAATAGCTAATTAAAGGAAATAATGTAATGCCACTACTAACACCATCAAGCGTACATCTCGACCAACCGTTGTCAAACTTGACGTTGGCATATGTACAAGACCAAACTACTTTTGTTGCTGATAAAGTATTCCCAACTGTGGGTGTGCAGCGTCAGTCAGACAAATACTACGAGTATGACCGTGCCAACATGAATCGCTCAGGCGATGTTAAGAAATTGGCCCCTCGTACTGAAGTTAACCGTATTGGGCAGAAGTTGTCTAATGCGTCTTACTTTGCAGACGTATATGGTCTGGGTATGGACTTCGATGAGCAAACTCTTGCTAACGAAGATGCTATGCTAGAAATCCGTTCCGCTGGAGCGCAGACACTAACCAACCGCCTATTGATACATCGTGAGAAGCAGTTCGCTTCTACATTCTTTGTCAATGGTGTTTGGACAACAAGTGTTGCTGGTGCTGCTAACGGCGCTGGTGTCCCAGTATACTGGAATGACTACACTAACTCTACACCAATCTCAGACGTTACCACAGGCGCTCGTACTATGCAGTTGACCTCTGGTGGCTTCAAGCCAAACACAATGGTTGTTGGCAAAGAAGTTCGTGACATCTTGGTTAACCACCCTGATATCCTTGCACGTTTGAATGGTGGTTCTACTATCAACAACCCTGCTTTGATTACAGACGGTAAACTAGCAGAAATCTTTGGCATGGAAAACTTCCTTGTCATGGAAGCTGTTGAGAACACTGCTGCTGAAGGACTTGCAGAGTCTTCTGCTTTCATCGGTGGTAAGAACGCACTCTTGGTTCACACACCTCGCACCGCTGGTCTTATGACCCCTGCTGCTGGTTTGACATTTGCTTGGAACAATGTTCCCAACACTAATAACTTAGGTGTCACTGTTGAATCATACTCTGACGATGCTCTTAAGCGTCAGCAAGTTGCAGAGCATATCCAAGTTAAGATGGCTTACGACATGAAGATTGTCGGCGCTGACTTGGGTTACTTCTTCTCAGCAATCGTACAGTAAGTAACTTACTATACTAACGGGAAACCCTGAGCTTAGGCTTGGGGTTTCACCCAACTATAAAAGAACATAACAGTATTCACATAATGGAGAGTCAAATGCACCCTACATACTTGGGTTGGCAGGTCGATTGGCCTGTCTTTATTAAAATGCCACTTTCTGCCAATGGCAAGAACTGGAAACGTGGAGATCATTTTAACTGGTTAGAACGAAGCATGGATAAAGATAAAGTAGCTTCCCTGTACGTTTCTGGTTATATACACCACAACACAGAATTAGAGGTTCAGACTAAAGTTGGAGATCGACTGTCTGAGTTATCGGGTAAAGAACTAGATAGTTTAGTTAGCTTATTAAATGTTGAAGTTAAGAGTAGAACATCTAGCAACACAGAGTTTGAGGCTAAGAAGTGTAAGAAGTCTAGGGTTGATGATAAGCAGCGCGGTCTTATTCGCCGCTTCCTTAATGGCAACCGTTGGATAACAGAAGACTTTTACAGTATTAGAGACAAAGTTCTTACGAAATAATAACAACGGGGACGACTTATATGGCATGGTCTTACAATCCAGCAGACTTGGATACCACAACGGCTGGTGGTCGTCTTAATACAGTACGACTTTTAGTTGGTGATACCGACACAACCGACCAACAAGTTGATAATGATGAGGTTACGTTTGCACTATCCCAAAATGGAAATAACGTATATTACTCTGGTGCTTGGATTGCCCGTGTTATTGCATCTAAATACTCCCGACAAGTAACAACACAACTCAGTGGAGCTTTAAGTGCTGACTACTCTGACTTAGCTAAACAGTATCAAGTCTTAGCAGACAGGCTAGAGTACCAAGGTAAGACTTCGGGTGCTTCGGTGGGTGTTATAGCTGGGGGTATCACTATAAGCGGTATTAAAGCTGTAAGAGATAATACTAATCGTAACGGAGGTTCTTTCCGTAGAGATCGCTTCAAGAACCCACCAAGCTATCAAACCCCCGAATACGAATAGGAGTAGGATATGGCATTTCGCTCCTTTGAACTACTCAACCTTATTAAAGACTTTGGTGAGAACCTTACCTTAAGTAAGATTACTACTGCTGGCGCATACAACCCAGCCACAGGTGCTGTAGACAACTCTCAAGTAACCAACTATGCCATCCTAGCTTACCTGTATGATTATAACTCAGGTGTTATAGGTGGTAATGATGAGGTTATACGTGGAACTCGCAAGTGTGTTATATCAGCATCAGGACTAGCTGCCTTACCTGATTTTGATGACCTTATCATTGGAAGTAATGGTACAGTAAAGATTATCTCTGTTACATCAATTTTCTCTGGTGGTACTGCAATGGGTTACATCTGTAATGTAGCGGAATAAGTTATGAAAGCAAAATTAGTTAGAGTTATGCCATCTTTCCGTAAGAAAATGGAACAGTTGGATATAGATATTGAGGACGGTCTTAAAAACGCACTAATGAGAATGTCTCGTACAGCAGTTGATATGTCACCTGTAGATACTGGTTCATATGTAACATCTTTCTCATTTTCTACTGGTAGGGGCCGCCCAAGAGGTAAGTCTTCAGAAAATAAACCAAAGGTCGCAAACAAGCAAGCTGTTAAAGACTTAGGTTACGATCAGTTGGTTTCAGACATAAATAAGTTAGACCTTCGTAATACTACTAGCTTCAATTTTAGAAATGGATCACCTCATGCGCTTGACGTAGAGAATGGGACACACTGGAAACGTACAGCAGGGTATAAGGTTTTTGCAAAGATAAGGAATATCTATGGCTAGTATTCAAAATGATATTCGGGCTGCACTTGAAAGTCACTTAGCTGGAACAGCAAACCTACCAGCAATAGCCTATGAAAACGTAGCATTTGAGCCTACAACTGGAACTAGCTTTCTTAAGGTACAGTTCCTACCTACAGTTACAAGACCCGCTGTAAGAGGCTTAAATCCACAGTTAAGGTATCAAGGTGTCTTTGCTGTAACAGTATTTGCCCCAGAAGGTAAAGGCCCATCTACGGCAGATGATTATGCTAATAAAGTGATAGACGCTTTTGCAGTAACAACCGATATCTCATTTACTAATGCAAGTGGGACAATAAAAGTATCTATTGACTACGCTGAACGCCAGCAAGGTATGATAGATAGTCCTTGGTACTTCGTTCCGATAAATATCGGCTGGTACATTTACAAATAACTTCCTATAGGAGAATATAATATGGCCTTTGCACAGGGTTCACGCTCCAGTTTGGCGTATGTCGTAGAAAGCACTTTCGGAACGACACCATCTGGCAACTTTATTAATTTACCATTCACCACTAGCTCTTTGAACCTAACTAAAGATCGCGTTGCTGGTAATGACATTCAAGCTGATCGTATGCCAAGAGTTGATCGTCATGGTAACCGTCAAGTTGGAGGTGATATCACATCTGACTTACGTGATGGTGACTTTGACGTATTCCTAGAGTCTGCTATGCTTAGTTCATGGTCAAGTAACGTACTAAAGGTAGGTGTTACACCTAAGTTCTTCTCCTTACAGGATTACGCTGCTGACATTGACGTAGCACGTAGGTTTACAGGTTGTACAATAGGCTCAATGGGCTTATCACTAGCTCCAAACCAGATGGTAACAACAACCTTTAATGTCGTAGGTAAAGATGCTAACCCAACTTTAACTGCTGGTAGTTTCATCTCTGGTGACTCATACAAAATTGTCACGGTGGGTACGACAGACTTTACAGCCATTGGCGCTAGTGCTAACACAGTAGGTGTTATCTTTACATCCACTGGAGTTGGTTCTGGTACAGGTACTGCATCTGTAGGCTTCGCAATCCAACGTGCTGAGACTGCATCTTCTACCGCTGCACCCTTTGACTCCTACTCAGGTACACTTAAAATAGGTAACACTGGTGGGTCACTTGCAGAAGCTGCTATTATCACAAGCATTGACTTGACGTTAAACAACAGCTTTGCTCCTACGTTTGTTGTAGGTAGCTCTTCCACTCCATCACTAGAGTATGGTCGCGCAGAAGTTGAGGGTACTATTACTGCTTACTTCCAAGACATAGACTTTATCAGTCGCTTTATTGACGAAGTAGATACAGCACTAGAAGTTGTTGTGGGTGATGTTGCAGGCAACACACTTACATTCTTGTTCCCTAAGATCAAAGTTAACACAGCAGACGTTGGTGTTGATGGCCCAGAAAGCCGTATGATTACCATGTCTTTTGTTGCTCTGTACGACTCTACAGCACAGACTAACTTCCAAATAACAAGATCAGCTTAATAACAGAATACCTTAGCTAAGGTAGTGGAGGCCCCTGAGTCGGGTCGGGGGTCTTCACGCTAATCAACCCCGACACAACTTCCCCCGAAAAGGAAAACACAATGGACTTAAAAGACCTGACACCGAATTTAGATGATGTTGTTGTTGAGATCAAGCATCCGACAACAGGAGATGTATTAAAGAATGATGACGGTACGGATATGACAATAACTATCCTTGCACCTCATTCTAAAGAGTACAAGAAGGCTCAACATGAGCAAATTAGCAAACGGCTTAAGAAGGCTCAAAAGAGTAAGTCTCAAGATGTTGACTACTCAGACATTGAAGAAGCTACGCTGGAGGTGCTATCTAAAACAACTAAGTCTTGGGACATTACATACGGTGGAGAGAAGCCTAAACTTACTCCCGCTAAGGCAAAAGACCTTTACGAAGAAGTCTTCTGGATTAGAAACCAGATTGAGGAGGTTGTTACTGACACTCTGGATTTTATGAGGCTCTGATCTGTGATCTTGTTGAGTGGGCTGGACATCAGTTTAAACTTAATAGTCCAGATCAGAATGGAACTACAGAACGAGAACATCTTGAACAAGTAGAAAGGCAGATTGGACGTAGAATAGAAGCATTGGAAGCCCCGACACCCTTTCCCATGCTAATATCTCACGTTTGGTCTGCCTTTATTGCTTTAAGCTCTAGCAGAGGGTCAGGCTTTAGTGGCCCAGCACCAATAACTTTTGAGCAAATTAAAGCATGGAAAGACCTTACAGAAACATCTATTGAGCCTTGGGAGATTGAGGCCATTAAGCGAGTAGACTTAGAATATTTAAGGGTGGCAAATGGCTGACGATATCAAACTTGTAATTGGCGTTGATGACAGGGACCTAATAAGGACTCAAAAAGAACAGAAGAAGTTTGAACGCAACCTTCTTATTATTGAAGCCGCCTTTCGTAAGGGTGACATTACTGCAAAAAGGTATTCATCAGAGTTAAACAGACAGGCTAAGAATCTGTCAAGACTTGGTGGAACTTACAAGAAAGCAAACTCTGAAGTTAGAGTTTACGCATCTTCAATAAGAAAGTTAACTGACGATAAACTTAGGTTAACTATGGCCCAGAATGTGGCTGGTAAGTCAACCAATAAGTTTGGTATGTATGCCCAGCAAGTTGGTTATCAGGTAGGTGACTTCTTTGTACAGGTTCAATCTGGAACTTCTGCACTTGTTGCTTTTGGTCAACAGGGTACTCAGTTAGCGGGTCTTCTTCCGGGGGTTTATGGTGCGGTAATTGGAATCTCTTTAGCTGTAGGCACAATGTTACTTCGGTCATTTAATGACGCAAGTGGGGCTGGTAAAAACTTTAGTAAGGCTCTTGAAGATACAGAGTCTGCCATGAAAAAATATTCAGACTTGATAAAAAAAGCCGCTAAAAGCACTAGAGAACTTTCCGAAAGTTTTGGTGGTTTTTCTGACGTAATGAAGTCTGTTCTTTCAGACCTAGAGGGGCTTTCAAAACAAGAGGCCATAAAAAACTTTAAGCAACAGATAGATAATCTGTCTATTGTAAGTCTGGGTTTTAAGGGCACTCTTGTAAAAATTATTGGTGGGGTTCACGGCGCTGCAACAGCAACGAAATTCTTCGCTAAGGAATTAGGACTAACACTAGAACAGTTCACTTCTATTAGTAAACTTTCAGACGCTACCAAGACTGGACCCATTGAAGATCGTGTTAAAGCTGCCTTAAAATTAAGAGATAGTATCTTAGAAGTTACTGGCGGCACTAAAAATATGACAGATAAAATGTCGGAGTATTTTACAAACTTACTTAAGTCTGTGGAAGCTGGGGCAGAGCTTACAGCAATACTTGATGGAACAGCACTTGCTGCGGAAAGACTTAATGATATAGAAGAACATAGGCTTAATAACAATAAACTATATTATGAATATCAAGAACGAAAATTAAAAATACAAAAGGACCTAGAAAAAGCTGTACAAAAGATAGTTGATAAAAATAAAGAGCTAAATCGTTTATCTGACTTAGAAGTTTCAAACCTAAGTCGAGAAATAGATATGCTGGCTGTAAAATTAACTTTTGGTGAAAAATCCTTAAAGGTTAAAGCGTTAGAAAAATCACAACTTAAAGCTATATTCGATGAACAGCTTAAAGTATTTGAGATTGAAATGCTACGTAAGGGTCATAGCCAAGCAATAGTAGATGGGCTAATAGGACAGAAACAAGCAGCTTTTGGACTTAAGACAGAGTTGCTAGAAGTTGCTGATGCGTCTAGGGAAATAGCAAGACTTGCAGCAATGACAGACAAAGAATACCAAAATATGCTTTACAGCCAAGCATATGCTGCATCTAGGTTAGCTGCACCTAGAACGCCTGTTAAACATAAAGACCCAAAGAAAACGACTAAAGCTAAGAAGACTGAAGCTGAAAAAATTGCTGATACTATAGCAGCGTTTCAAAAGCAACTTGATCTAGAGGACGCGCTATTTCGTAAATCTGAAGCTAGACGTAAAGTTCTCCAAGCTCTTGGCGTAGACATTGTTAAGAATAATCTAAAGACAGTCTCTGCCATGGAAGCTCAGATTGTAGCTAACCAAAAGCTAATAGACCTAGATAAACAACGACAATCTATAATAGATAGTGTTACAGGTAGTGTAGAGAGTGGTATGATGGCTATGGTTGATGGAACTACGTCAGTTAAAGACGCATTTAAGTCTATGGCCTCTGAGATAATAAAAGAGTTGTACAGGGTACTTGTTGTTCAAAAGATAGTTGCCGCTGCTAAGTTTGCTATGGGTTTTGCTGACGGTGGTGTAATATCTGGTGGTAACAAGGTTACAGCATACGCTAACGGTGGCATAGTCGGTAGTCCAACAACATTTCCTATGTCTGGCGGTAAGACTGGTCTTATGGGTGAAGATGGCCCCGAAGCTATAATGCCACTTAAGCGTGGAGCTAATGGTAAACTGGGCGTTCAGATGGAAGGTGGTAAGGGTGGCGACAACATAGTTATCCATCAGAACTTCAACTTCCAAGCTAATGGTGATGACACTGTAAAGAAACTGATTGCACAGGCTGCACCTAAGATTATGAGTATGACTAAGACCTCCCTGATAGAAGATCGCCGCCGTGGTGGTTCAACTAAAGCCGCATTTGGTTAATAAGGATATAAACTATGGCATTGACTTACCCACTTGCAACACCAACTACTGTGGGTATTGAGAGCATTGAGCTTAGGGCTTCTAACACTGTAGCTATATCTCAATCTCCCTTTACTTACAAACAGCAGACTATTTCCCACGGTGGGCAAAGGTGGGAAGCATCTGTAAATATACCATCTACTCGCCGTGATAAGTCTGCTGAGTGGAAAGCTATGCTAGTTGGTCTAAAGGGTCAAACAGGCACTTTTCTACTGGGGGACCCTGATTATGTTACACCTCAAGGAACTGTAAGCTCATGTGCAGTAACTGGTATTGTCGGCTCCGAAAGTGTTTCTGTTGTAATGACTGGAACATTTAAGGCTGGTGATTACATACAACTTGGTAGTGGTGCAAATTCTAAATTACATCAAGTGTTACAAGATCAAAGCGGGAATGGGACTTTAGAGATTTGGCCTTCGCTTAGAGCTAATTACTCATCGGCAACAGTAGAGTTTAATTCCCCTAAAGGGGTCTTTCGTCTATCAACTAATGTAACCTCATGGTCTATAAACAATGCATCAATGTACGGTATCTCTTTTGATGCTGTAGAAGCTCTAGTGTAAGGAATAAGAACTTGGCCGATAAGAAAATCACCCAACTAGCTAATATTACAGGTGCAGCATTAGCAGACGCAGACGAATTTGTTGTAGTTGATATTAGCTCTGATGAAACAAAATCAATTACTCTAGCAGAGTTTAAAACTGCATTAGACACAGGCTCTGGTTTTGTACGAGTTACTGGCGATACAATGACTGGTGCATTGATCCTTGATGCTAACCCGTCTGCTAACTTAGGGGCCGCTACAAAGCAGTACGTTGACTCTCAGGTTGCTACTGCTGACACTCTAGCAGAGGTTCTGGGCTTAGGTAACACTACTGGCGGTACAAACCTAATAGTGTCTACAGGTGATGAGATAGAGCTTCCAGATGGCTCTAACACTGTACCTTCTATAACTAACACTGGTGATACTAATACAGGTATGTATTTTGGTGCTGCTGACACAGTTAGTTTTACAACTGGTGGGACAAAACGCTTAGATGTACACTCTTATGGCATAAGTGTAATTGGCGCATTAAGCGTAACAGATGCAGCTACAACACGAACTAATTTAGATGTAGACCAAGCTGGTGAAGCACTTGCTTTTGCCATCGCATTGGGCTGATAGGAAAGAACTAAAATGGCAAACGTATTCAAGAATTACACAAGCGCCTCAGTTGGTACTGGCGCAACTACAACTTACACTGTGCCATCATCGACTACATCGGTTATGATTGGTTGTAATTTGGCAAACACAACAGCTTCTCAGATCAAAGTAGATGTACAGGCTGCTGGTGTTTATGTAATAAAAAGTGTCCCAATTCCAAGTGGAGCATCACTAAGTATCTTAGATGGTAAGATCATCTTAGAGACTACAGACACAGTGATTGTTACATCTGACACTGCATCTTCAACTGACGTTATCGTAAGTGTACTGGAGCAAACATAATGGCTGGATACATTGGAACTAAGTCTGTCTCGCTAAGTACCGATGCGGCAACCATCTCTGGTGACTTAACCATTGGTGGTAACCTGTCACTTGGTGATAACGATAAGGCCATATTTGGTGCTGGCGGTGATCTTGAGATTTACCATGATGGGTCTAATAGTTATATTAAAGACGTTGGCACTGGTAGCTTGAGAATAAAGTCATCAGCAGAATTTTACGTTCAAGATGCTTCTGATGATGAAATACAAATTAGTGCGTTTAAAGACGGCGAAGTTGCGCTCTGGTACAATGGAAGCAAGAAACTTGGGACAAGTGCCAGCGGAATTTCAGTAACAGGCACAGTGACGGCTGATGGGCTGACTATGGGTGATGGTCATACTTTTGCGCTGGGGGATGCTTCTGAGTTTACCATTGTGCATACCGCTGGCGGTAATACAAACATAGGTGAAGGTGGCTCTGGTAATTTAAACATTTCTGCTAGAGATTTATTAATTCAAGATGTTGCTGGAACAAGCCGACTAAAGGTAGATGGAAACTTAGGTGACATCA